TTTTTTTTGCCTGAGGATAATCTTCATGGTGAGGATCAAAATATTGCAAGCGACTCGAAAAGAATAAGTTAATGAGCTCATCCGCCAACGACTGATCGATCTTTGTAACGTCTCCTTCATTAAGAATCCATTCTGAAGGGTCAGTAATTCCCAAAGAGCCAAGCAGAGCATCCATACCACCTTTCGTCCATGCTCGACCAATCCCAATTGATCCACCTAGCTCTAACTTACGCGTTACTCCTATTACATGCTCCAACAAAATTATAATCAGATCTGGGATGACAAAAATCCTTCCCTTTTGCATTTTTCTAAACTTGTCATCGGGCTTATCCATAAAATAGTTCTCCTCTTTATAGGTAATCTTAAAAGAACCAAATGGTCGGACTCCATTTAGAAAGAAATCTTCAAACTGTTTCATAGCTGCAGGTAGAGTTTCATATTTCTTTCCATTGGGATTATGGACAACTTGGACTCCCTTATGTTGGGTCTTAATTATCTTTTGTGACTGGTTAATCCCAGATGAAGTACCCAGATACATTATTGAGATGATACGGTCCAAAAGCAATTCAGGAGCATGGAGTCCAATCTCTCCCGAAGCATTACACAAATGGGTAACTATATCGATCGCTTTAGGAAATAGGTGAGCCTTTTCTCGGAACTTTTCCTTCAACCCACGAACTGGACGGCAATAAGTAGTCATTACTGTCTTCAATTTTTTACCTCCTTCATCGTAAAGATTGGCGCTACTAGAAATTACTAGTCCTTGACGAGCCCACACCAACGGACTGGCGGCCTCATAGGCCAGCTGGGCCAAGGTCTTAATTCTTGGTACTCCTTGAGGAGTCAGTTCCTTCTTAGTGATATTTCTTTGAGCCTTAACCACATCGAAGTGCCGAAATGGAAGTACTTCAGTCTCCCCCCATCTGAGCTTAAGAGTCGAAAAATAAAGTTTTTCTGCCATCAACAATATCTGACGAACCTCTACTGTAAGGGAGGGCAGAATATTTGCTTCTGGGCTAGACTTAAAATGAACCGGAGATTTTACGAGTACACAATTCTGTGATCGAACGATAGCTCGTTGTATCTCCTCTATAACTCCCGTACCTATTCTTCGTATCGGAACTCCATCAATGCCCATCTCGACTTCTCTCTCAAGCTTCTCAAGGACCCGCCAAAATCGTTCTGTTTTCGGAATATAAGTCTTTCCCTCAAATGCGGACTGGTGAACCTCAATTCCCTGAACAGAAGGGTGAATGCCCTTAATATGAAGATCGCATGGACATTCTTTCTTGTAGTCATCTGTCCAATGTACACATGGAAGCCAATGGTTGAACTCAAAAAAACGTGGAAATTCTTCAGGTCTATATTTTAACATCTTTCTTATAAAACTCCACTCTGGTAGTGTCTTTCGTGCCGCTTCTTGCAAAGGATACAGTTTCTACTTACCCAGTTCACACCAGGTAG